GTATTCCCGGCCTGCCCCTCGAATACGTGAGGCAACTTCCCCGTATTCCGGCAAAATCACTTCCTCGCCGTGTACCCTGATTTCATGGTCGGGGTTCAACCGGCGAAACTCCTGAATGTTCCGCTCCGCCCATTCGGGCATTGCGGGACCAGTCCAGAAGAAGTGGATGATTTTGGGAATGCCCACGACTCGCCGCCTCAAGGGAGGGGCGGGCAAGCGGCCCGATAGTGCCACCGCCCGCCCCCCATAGGCTCAATCCCTAGCGGGACAGCTTGACGTCAACCGTCGCGGTGGCGGCTGCGGCGGCGGCGACTGCGTAGCCCGCGGTCTTGTTCGAATCGGCTGTGGTCGTGACGACCTCGCCGCTGGCGTCCCAATACAGCTTGGCACCCGCCGTGATCGCGCTCGCGCTGGTCGTGGCCTTCGGGAAGGTGAACACACCCTCCACGTCAACTGCTCCCAAAGCGTTCGCGGCAATCGGCTCCGTGGCCACGGCCACGATGTCGCCAATGACCACCACGTCGCCGGAGGCGACCGCGCTGGACGGGGTGTAGTCGATCCGCAGCCCCTCGGATTTCTTCGTTGCGCTCATGTTGTTGTTTCCTTTGTTGTTAAGGGGTTCGGGCGGGCGACCGGGTTACGGCCGCCCACCCGTTCCCGATCAGCCACCCGCCGAGTAGACGGCGGCCTTCTTCTCCGCGAACGCCACGCCGTAGTCGTAGACGCAGCGCATCTGAACGCCGAGGGTGTTGAAGTCCGCGTCTGCGGATTCCACAACCGGCTCCTGGCGGCCGTTCAGGAACGCGACTTCCATCAGCGGCAGTCCCATCGGGTTCGCCACCAGGTACCAGGCATTGCCGGTAAGGTAGCTCGTCGAAACGGGCGTGTAGCGTCCGGCGAACGGATTGGCTGCGGTGCCCTTGGACTGGCCGCCGATCAGGTTCGTCGAGATGAACAGTTCGCGGGCCAACACGCTCTGCGCAGGGCCGGTCAGCACCATTGCCGCGTCAACGCCGATGGGGTTGCCGTCGCTGTCGGTCAGTGCCATAAATGCCTGCACGGCGGAGCGGAGACCCTCAAGGCCGAGCGCGGCGTTGATGTAGTTTCCGTTGCTGTTGTTGCTCGGGAAGTTCGCGGCATTCGCGGCCACCAGCGCGGCCCAGAAGTCCTTATTGAACGTGCGGGCGGCGGCAAAGCCGAGCTTGCGGGGCACGTCAGACAGAACGCCGAGGTCGTCGTTGATGATGTCCTTGCGGGTGATCGCCAGCATCAGCGCCTTGGTGTCGGCCTGGATGGTGCGGGTCTCGTCGCTCAACGCGCCGTGCTTGATCTCGCCGTTGGGCGAGAGGGCTTGGAGCAGGTTCGACATGACCAGGCGAACGCCGGTGTTGGCCTTGAAGTCCACCACGGAACGCACGCTCGCCACGGAACGCCACGCCTGCTCGACCGCGCCGTAGCCTTCAAGAATGAACTTGTTGGCGACGTTCGACAGAACGTTGGCGATGGAGCGCGTGGAAAACGCGGCGCGAATGAACTCGCGGGTGTCGTGGCGGGTGGCATCCAGGCTCTTGCCTTCGGCGGCGAGGCTGACGCGAACCAGATCCGTCATCGAATGGATGCGGGCACCCTTGGCGGCGTCGATGGTCTCTTCGCTGTAGACCTTTTCGGGAGCCTTGAGTCCGGCGCGGATCGCGGTGGCGCATTCAATCGCCTCGGCGTCCAGCTTGCCTTCCTTGCCCACCTTGATGGAGGGGGCGGCGGGCCGCTCGGCTTGCACCTTCAGGGCTTCGATTTCCTTTTTCTGCTCCGCGATCACGGCTTGCGCGACGGCGGCTTCGGTCTGGGCCTTGGTCCAACCGTCGGCCACGGCCTTCGCCGCAATCTCGGGATGGCTCTCGGCCGACTTCCGCACCTCAAGAATGCGGTTCTGTTCGGCTACCGCGTTGGCGCGAATGGCTTCGGCGGTATCCACTTTGGGGTCACTCATTGGAGTTTCCTTTTGGTTTATGGGTTTGTGTTCGGCGGCAATCGCCGCGCTCGTTGACTTGTCCGCTCCTAGCGGCAAGATCGAAATTTCGTTGAGAACGCTTTCGAGAATCAGAGAGAACGGGCCTTGGATGCTCTGGCCGTTGACTTCAACGGTTTCGTCCTCGGCAACCTCACGGTAGCGGATCGGGTCCGCGCCCATGCTGACCTGAAAGCGGTAGCCGTTGCGGGCCAGGTCGAGCATCTGCTTGACGGTTCGCCCGGTGTTCATCACTGTGCCGTCAGCCTTGAGCGTGTCACCGATCTCGACCTTGGACGTTTGGCCGATGATGCTTTCGATGTTCCCGGTGGAGTGGCCGTAGAGAATCGGCGTCACGTCCGACGCCTTCATGCCCTTGAGGTCCACAACGATGTCGCCCCACCACCCAACCGCGATCTTGCCGCCGTTGTAGGCATCCAGCTTGACTGTTGGCAACGCGGCGGCCTCGCCGTCCTTCGGCGCGGCGGCGGCCTCGATGGAACAAACGCCAGTCATCTGGATGGGCTTGCGATCGGGTCCGGCTTCGATTGTCTTGACTTCGCTCATTGCTCTTCCCCTTCTTCTGGCTGTTCGGGTTCTTCTTGTGGGGCTGCGGGAGATTGCTGTTGCTGTCCACGCGGGTACGGAGCAGGGGGAAGTCCGGCGACCTCGCGGGCCTTGTTCCACTCCATCTCTTCGGCAATGCGCTCGCGGATGAACTGGGCACTTTCGCGCTTCCAGTCCTTGCCCTGCTTGGCGTAGTAGGCGGCCATTGTAAGGGAGCCGTTGCCAAATCGGACGTTGTCGGCGTTCGCTTCCTTGTTTGGGTCAACGTGGCCGCGCCCGGCAAAGTGCCATTCGTGATCCGCGAACTCCGCACGGTCGTCCGCCGTCAGCCCCTTGCGGGCCGCGTATTCGTCCATCCACGACGCAAGAATGCGGTCAAGAACCGCCATCCGCAGGTCGCCCCGCTCCACGTCAATACTGCGGTCGTAGGTCTGGTGGTCCAGACGCCCGCTCGCGTAGTTGTAGCCGCTGGAATTGCAGGCCGCCACGTTGTACGGCATGTTAATGGAGCGGGCGATTTCGTTGAGGATTTCTGCCTTGAACATGGCGTAGGTCGTTGTCGGCTGCTCCGACTTCAACTGTGCCAGCTTCCACCCCTCCGGCAGCGACATGATGGTGTTGCGTTCAATGTCAATCGTCGTTAACGGGTCCGCCAACTCCGCCGCGATCTGGTCGGGCAGAAGGTCGGTCTGCATGACAGCACTGATTTCCGCCGCACGCTGGGCCGCCTCGATGACCGCCGCCGTGTACCGGCGCAACTGGCCGAAAAGCCCGAGGGCCGGGAGAATTTCGGAGATTCCGCGAACCTGGCCGGGGCGGGTCGGGCGAAAGTAGTGGAGCATGAACTTCGCTGGAATCCAGTCGCCGGCCAACTGCGAAAGCCCCCGGTGGTCGCCGGGGTGGAACTTTAACATCCGGTACATCGCGGGGTTGCCGTACTGGTCGAACCGGATGCCGTCGATTTCGTCCTCGCGGGTTACGTTGGCGTACCAGCTTTCAATCTGGTCGCACTCCACCACGCGCAGGTCCAGCTTGACGGGGCCGGGAACAAGCGGGTTGGTGAACATCTGCGCGAACGCTTCGCCGTCAACCGCCTTGGCGCGGCGCATTGTGCGGACCTTCTGCCACAGTCCAACCGATGCGGCCCACCGCTCGAAGTCGCGCTCCACCGCCTGCGCCCGCTCGCTGTCGCCCAACTGCAACTGAACAACGGGTCCAACCGTGTCGTTGGCAAGCGTCTCAACAATGCCCGCAGCGTAGGAGTTGTTCGCCGTTTCGTAGCGTGCGCGATTGCGTACGATCTGCCGGACCTGCGGCGTGTTCGCTGCGGCGGCGGAAAGGGCGTCTACGAATTGCCACAGCTTCTCATTTTCGTCCGTGTGCCGGGCGTTGTCATAGGACGCCTTGACGACGATGCGCTTGCGCGGCGCGGTGTCTACGTCGAACACACGACGGGCGGTAGCCTTGCGGCGGGGTGCGGCGGATTTGCGCTGGGTGGCCATTAGAAGTGACCCGGCCCCCGCAGAATGCCAAGGCGAACGCCCATTCCCCGAGAGTTGACGGACCCTGCCGCCTTCTTCCGCAGGTACTTGTCCGCCTCAATAGCGTCCTGCACGCTAATATTCGTCACGCTCCCGCCGTCCGTGCTGACGTTGCGTGGCTGGTTTACGAGGTCTTCAATGACCTCTTCCGGCTCTTTGTTGACGGTCTCTGCCATAATTAGCAGAGAGGCGTTCGTCCATTCGTTGTTTAATCCGCGAGCTTAATGGCCCAGGTGAATCGGTATGAGGTGATGATGGGACGCCTCTCTACCTATGGCACAAAAACAGCAATGAAACAGGGGTTGGCACCGTGCTTGTCTTTGCGCGTCAGCTACTTGCGCGAAACTTCTTAAGCAATGCGCGGACATTCGGCGGCGACATCCCCCACCGCTTCGCAACTTGCTCTTGGGTCTCCCCGTTCTTGATCCGCAGCAGAATGTCGGGCAGCCGCTTGTCAATCGAGCTGGCCCGGTCCATTTCGTCAAGGGCTAGCCGCGCCTTTTCCAGCGAGCCGTCGTCCCCTACATTCGGCTCCTGCGTTGGCATCGTGTCCAGGTCAACCGCCGCCGCCCGGTGTCGCCCGTCGCTTTCCATTGCGTTGTCAAATCCGTTGACCGCATCCGCGCAAGCCTTGGAGCAATACTTCCCGTCGTCGGATGCTCGCCCGTA